CCTTGGAGCAGAAAATACAAAGCTGTAAGGAAGAGGTCATAGATTTGTGGTTTTATTTAAATGCGATGGAAGAGAAATGCCGAGAATAACCTACGCAGACGAAGTTGACGCGCACTTCGGTATTCCTTGGACCGATGATTTGAAGTATGAGAAGGGCGAGCTTGCCTGTGCATTGAGCGAGGATGAGATTGATGCATTACCGCAGGAACGCGCGGAGACGCTCAGTCGTTTGATGCTCGACCAGCCGAGTAGCGAGAAGGAAGATCCAATCCAATGGGGTTGGACTCTTCCTGGGTGGCGCAGGGTGATGGATCGGTTCGATAAGGATAAGATTCATGTGATACTTGGAGGGAATAGATCGAGCAAATCGACTCTTTGTTCAAGGCTTTTGGTTCATTTGGCCCAATCAATCCCTGAAGCGGAAATCCGATCTTTGCATGTTTCGGAAGAGCGAAGTGTTCAGGATGCTCAAAAAATGGTGTGGTCTGCTTTGCCAATGAGATACAAGAGGTCAAAAAAGAAAAGTGCTAATCATAGTCTGCAATACAATCAAAAGAATGGATTTAATTCAGCCAAGGCAATTCTGCCACCAATCAAAATGGATGCGGACCGGGGTAGTACAATATATTTTAATAACTACAGACAATATCAGGCAGATCCGCAGATATTTGAGGGTTGGTCCGCACATGCAATTCATTGCGATGAAGAGGTAAGTGAGGCAATATTTAATACATTATTGGCGAGACTGACAGACTTTTCAGGTCGATTACTGCTTAGTTTTACAACCCTTCAGGGATACACACCGTTGATTAATAGTTTATTAAAGGGTGCAAAAACTGTGAAGAAGAAATACAGTAAGCTTCTTGGACGCGAATTACCCATCGAACAAGTCTCCGCAAACTGGCCCGATTGTAGGATTTATTATTTTTGGTCGGAAATGAGTCCGTTTGTGAATGCAAATGAACTTATCCGCACTTACTCGAACCAGCCCCAGGAGGTCAAACTCGCTCGATTATACGGAATACCATCCAAGGCAATGGAAGGACGGTTTCCAAAATTCAGCAGGGATACAAATGTTATACCGCATGAAAAAATACCTTTTATTTTAGATCCACATGTACGCACAACCCGCTATTTTGTATGTGATCCCGGCGGCTCAAAACCGTGGGTTGCGATATGGGCGGCTGTGACGCGGGATGGTACAATTTATATATATCGCGAGTTCCCTGATTCAACGATGGGGGCATGGGCATTGCCGCATGTCAATGGGGTAGGGAAGAGTGTGGGTAAACCCGGCCCGGCCCAAAGGCCCCTCGGTTGGGGATATGTTGATTACCGCGATCATTTCACGGCACTGGAAGAGGGTGAGGATATCTTTGAACGAATTGTGGACCCCCGCATGGGAGCCGCCACGGTGCGAGAGAAAGAAGGTGAGAGTAATATAATTAACACAATGACAAATCTTGACTTTGTGATGCGACCCGCACCCGGCGTGGATGTGGAAGCGGGTATCGCCAAGATTAATGATGCTCTGTCCTGGGATGACACGGAAAACATGACCGAGAGTAACCGTCCGAAATTATTTGTATCTGACAGATGTGAAAATTTGATTTGTTCAATGTTGGAATATACGGGTAGTTCACGCCAGGAACATTGGAAGGATCAGATCGACTGTCTGCGATATTTATTGGTGAGTGGTGCTGATCATATTAGCAATGAAAGTTTAGCCTGCACGGGTGGTGGTGGTTATTAATCTTGCAAATCTAGCTACAAAGGGTTACATTATGCTACGCATATGCAGTCTGCCGCCGATGACGAATTACTCTATGTCAGTAAAGAACCTGATGTGGATTATCTTGCCGAAACATATCGCAGGACACAGTCTGAGTTGAGCGAATGGTTAGACCGCAGACAACGCGATTATGATGTAAGGAATTGTTTGTGGTCTGGTAAATCGGATGATTTTAAGAAACATTCGCATTTGAGTCAGACGGGAGATGTGTTTCCTTGGGATTCAGCGAGTGATCAGGAAATCCGCATGGTTGATAATCAGATTAACAAATGTGTGGCAATGGCAACAAATGCGGTAAGAAGTGCCCATATTGTGGCAACCCCGGTGGAATCAGATGATATTGAACGGTCCAATGTAATATCCATGTTCCTGCGTTGGTTGATGAATACAAAGATGGAAGAGTTTTACGATCAGCTTGAACTTGGACTGAATCATTTTTTTGAAAAGGGTCTGATGGTACATTATGTGTACTGGGACTCACAGGAGCTTAAACAACAACAAACCATCCGATTGGATGAGATTACCCAGGCTCTCCCAGCCATTGCGGAAGCAATACAGGATGGCAGTATGGATGAGGAATTATCATCCGCACTGAAAGATCAATTCAAAGTATCCAAGGCCAAAGCAAAAGCGATGCTTCGTGAATTACGCAACGATGGCACCACCACCATTCCAGTTACCCGCCGGGTCGTAAATCGACCCCGCATCAAAGCATTGGCACCTGACGAGGATGTGTTTTGGCCTAACTACACTATTGATCCACAGGAAGCACCGTATGTATTTCATGTATTGCATATGACCCCCGAACAGTTGCGTGCAAAGATTTCATCAGAAGGATGGGACGAGGAGTTTGTGGAAAAAGCGATGGAGTTGGCTCAGTACACACAAAGGGATGACACCCTCTATAATGTCCGCCAAATGGATGAAGTAATCCGCGATGACGATGAGACTATTAGAATAGTTTACTGTTATCAAAGATTGCTCGATGAGGATGATATACCGGGCATCTATTGTACAATCATGCATCCTGATGTGCCTGATCTTTATGCCAAGCATGAGTTGCTTGATTATGCTCACGGCAAGTATCCTTTTGTAATCACTAAGTATGAGCAGACGAGTAAAAGACTCTACTCATCTCGTTCAATACCTGAGATTGGTGAACCATTACAACAGGTAATGAAGATTGAGACTGATGCTTTGATTGATCGTCAGTCATTGGCGACTTTACCTCCCTTGGAACATCCCCTGGGCCGGCCCCCATCACGGTACGGCCCCGGTGTCCGGATTCCGTATCGTACACCTGGCGAGATTCGTTGGGCAAATACACCGCCGTTTGATGGCGGCAACATAGAAGTACGCAGATATATCCAAGAAATGTTTGATAAATACTTTGGTAACTTTGCCCCAGGAGTTGACCAAGTAGAATCGCAGAATAAACAGCAGGCGGTAATTAATAAAGTATTTACGCATCTTAAATATGTGCTTGAGCAAGTATGGACGCTCTATCAGCAGTATGGTCCCGATGCTGAGTTTTTCCGGGTGACCGGAATGCAGGATGTACAGAAGTTCAGCAAAGGAAGACCTGGAGAGAGATTTGACTTTTACTTACAGTTCGATGTGGCGACACAAGATCCACAGCAAATGCTTGAGCGTGTAAAAGCAATTGCCGAGCTTGCCCCCGCTTTAGACAGATCAGGTACGCTTGATACTGAAAGACTTCTACAACTCGCAGTAGGACAGATCATGCCTGGTGCATCCGAGAAAATTATTATACCAAAAGAGACTGCATCTCAGAAAGCGGTTGATGAGGAAAGACAGACAATAGCGGAGTTAGTGGCAGGAGTACCTCCGAATGTCCGTCCACAGGATGCCCATGAACTGAAGGCGCAAGTATTTCAACAATGGTTATCACAGCCTGATATTCAACAGAAGGCACAAGAAGACCCGGCATTGCAGGAGCGCATACAGAACTATATGCAACAGCGTAATTTCGCTATTCAGCAAAAAGCTAATGCTGAAATCGGCAGACTCGGTGCGGCGCCCACGCAATTCGGACAGACTGCACAAACACAAGCCGCATAGAAAGGAAAATCATGCCAGGATACATGTACGGAAAAAAAATGATGAAGAAGAAAAGCCCGATTAAGAAAAAGGTCAGGCGTAAAAAGAAATAATGGCTAAGGGAGTAAAGCATTATTTGCGCGACGGGTCGACCTGGAACAAGTCTTACCATAAG